TTATCTGTTCGGCTCGCGAAGATTACTTTTAACTGCCGCACAGACAGGCAACAACTCATGGTATGGCGGCTGTGACCGGGTATCTGTCAATTCGGATTGTAGTGCGGTTACGGGTCATGTAGCAGGACATTGGGGGTATCTTGAAATGAAGGCATCCTCAAAAGTGAATGTTGCCGGGGCCGTTAGGGGTCAAATTGATTGTCCAAGTACGGCGGTAGTCGGCACTTTGGCAGGTGCTTTTATGGCTGCATCAAACGACCTGTCAGGAACGCACACCGGGCCGATTTGCGCTATGGCTGTGACTACGCCCGTGGCCGGTTCATGGGATGGACTTGTTGGTATTCAGTCAACGGAATGTGTTGTTACCTCATTTACAGGAAATACAACATTTGCGGCAAACAGCAAGGGGAGTTTCACGCAGGTAGGCCAGATTAAAATATATGTGGGCGGTAGCCTCTATTATATCCCCTACGGGACAGTAGCATAGAAAGGAAGGTTTTTGAATGGTTCTCGACAGCGAAGACCAGCGCGGATTGATTCTTAATGCTCTTATGTCTCAACCGATTCAGGGAGACTATCAGGGCATTGTAGAAATGTTACCAAAGTTCACAGCGGTAGTTGAAGCGGTGAAGACCGCTACAATAGAGGAGAAGAAAGATGGCTAAGGGAAGCGGCGGTAAATCCAAAGACCCCTCGATGTTGGAAGAAGATTATTTCATCCAGAAGAACATCAAGCAGAATAAAAAGTTTTTACCGCCAAAACCAAAGAAGAAACCCGCCATGAACTATAGCGGGAAATTAGGGATAGTTTATAAAACTGTTCCAAACAGCAACGCGCATTAAAAGAAAGGAAGTGTTTTAATGGCAGGCGAGATACTTGCACAGCTACCGGAAGACCTGAGATCGAATGAGGCTTTTACCGGAATGAATACGGCGGGAGACCTTGCAAAAGGCTATCTCGACGTGAAGGGGAAAGTTTCGGAGTTCGAGGGGAAGGTAAAGGACTATGAGGGGAAGGTAATACCTGACCTGAATAAGCGCCTTGAGAATTCAATCCCGAAGTTGTCAGAAAACGCCACGGACGCAGACAAAGCGGCTTATTACAAAGCTATCGGAAGGCCGGACAAGGCAGAAGATTATGAGCTTCTTGGCCCGGACGGGAAACCGATGGACTCGAAAATTTCACAGTGGGCAAGAAACCTGTTTTTTGAAAATGGCATCTCAAAAGAAGTTGGAAAGAAGATCGGGGATGCGTGGAATGCCTACTTGGGAAATGTTGTAAAGGCCGAGGTTGAGCTGCGTGAGAAGGAAAAAGGCGAAGCGGAAACGAAACTCAAGGCGGAATTAGGAGACAAATACGATGCAAGCGTCGAACTCGTCAAGAGGGTTTGGAAAAAATTCTCTAATGATGAATTCGATAAGTTCGTAAATGAAACCAAAATTGGAAACCATCCAAGCCTTATCCGCTTCATGATTAACGTAGCAAAACTTACGGGAGAGGATAAGAGTCCTCCGGGGTCTCCAAGACCGGGAGCGGGGGAGAAGGGCGGAATCGTTTACGATAAGAGTCCCGAGCCTCCAAAGAAATAATCCTCTCTGTTTGAGGAGGATAAAAAATGACAACAGCGGCAGTATTGGGTTACGCAACCCTAATGGATGTCGTTAATGAATATACGTCCCTTGACGCACAGGGTCAGTATATTTGGGCGGCACAGGTTTTAGACAGGAAATGCCCTCTTGTGAGAGTGCTTCCAATGGTTGCTTCTAACCAGATTATGAGCAACATCGGATCACGGGATACCTATATAGGTTCTCCCGGAGCAAGACGGTTCAATGAAGGCATCGTTCCTACAAGCACACACTCACAGCCATTGTCCGAACCAATCGCCATGTTTGAGGATTATTCGGAAGTGGATTATGCACTGTGGAGAATTCAGAATGATCCGAACGCTTGGAGGCAGAGCCAGGATCGCCGGAAGGTGGAGGGAATGACACAGAAGGTCGAATATGACTTCTATTACGGAAGCGTTGCCACTTATCCCGGTGAGTTTAACGGGCTTCTGACAAGATTCAACAGCCTCACGACTTATCCGAACGGTGATTCGACATGGTATTACAACGTGCTTTCAGGAGGCGGCGGAACCTCCGCAAATACCACGTCAATCTGGATCATCGAATTCGGCGACAAGAAAGTTTACGGGCTTTATCCTAAGAACCTTCCGGGCGGCCTTGAAATTGAAGACCTCGGAAAAGTCACAAAGGAGGCGGGAGCATCCGGCGGGACAAGCGGTTCTCTCTTTGAGGTTCTCCGTACACACTTCACTTGGTTTGTTGGTATTGAAATAGACGATGAAAGATGCGTCCAAAGATATTCCAGCATCGGACCCACGGTAGGCGGTGCGGCCAATTTCGACGAGGAAGTTCTTATCCAGTTGAAGAATCAGCTCCCTGGATTGGGTGAAGATCCCGGCACGGTGATTTTCTGCAACAGAACCGTGAAGACGCAGATGGATATTCGTGCGGTGTCTCAGAAGACAAATACCTACTTCACGCAAGACCCGGCAACGGGTGATGTGTGGGGCAGGCCAGTAACACGCTTCCAGGGCATCCCGGTCATGGTTGCAGAAAAGATTACCAACACCGAAACCGGGTTGAGTTAGGAGGAGGTGCAATATGCCAGTTTATGATTATAAATATCTTTTAACCGACAACGGGATAGTGACAACGGATATTGTTTCCACGAACACCGTGAACTTCGGAGTAGCAAAGCCAAATGTAAATAAGGGCGGTAAGTTCGGGCTGCACATCATTATCACTACAGCGTTCACAGGTGCGGCAAGTGGTATGGATTTTAGTATTGTCCATAGCGCCTCTGATAACCTCAGCACATCAAGCACGAAGCACACAACGGCGCGGATTCAGGTAAGTGATTGTACCGCAGGGGCGCACATCTTTATTCCAATGGCATCCCACACCATGCTTCAGTATGTTGGTGCTGTTGCCGCGCATGTGTCCGAGGCACTTACCGCCGGGTATGTAACAATGTATCTTGGCGATGCGGAACCACCCTCATAGAAAGGAGCATTTTAAATGCTTTGTAAAGCAGTGAAGTGTTTAAAAGACTGCATTGATGGTCAGGCAGTAAGGTATGACCGGGAAAGGATATACAATATTGACCCGACTAATCCATGCGCGATTTATTTCGAACTTCCAAAGGAGGGCAGAATCATTGCCCTCCAAACGGAAAAGGAACGGCGGCTGAAAACGCTGGAAAACCAGAGGGCGCTTGGTTACAAGGATGAGCTTTTATCAAGGGCAAATCCAAATGAATTCGACGCTGAGCTTAAAAGCCTCGGCGTAAAGATAGATGACAACGAATTCATGTGTACCTTTGATGGATGCGAGTTTATCGCAAAAAACGCCTTTGGTTTACAGTCACACATGAGGTCGCATAATTAGGACAAGGGGGGCTTAAAACGCCCCCTTATCCTTAAGGGGATTTTATGGGAACTCCCAGCGCTTCACAGGTGGGCATTGTAAACCTTGCCCTGTTACGGATTGGTGCAAATATAATTTCGGCCATTGATGAAGGGTCGGCCAATTCAATAAAAGCCCTTGCCGTTTGGGATTATATTTTTCAAGAAGTCCTGCAGGCGCGGGATTGGCGGTTTGCGAAGACACGATATAAAATGTCGCAATCTACGGAAGCGCCGCTCTATGCTTATCAATTTGCATATCCCCTGCCTTCTGATTTCTTACGTCTTGTTAAACCGAAAGAGTCAACTTCAAAAGGCGTTAATCCCGTGGCCTATCCTTTGGGCTACTGGTACAACATTATTGACACGTCGGGTTATTCACGTTTCTTTAATTATGATCCGCCTGTTTATCCCGCCGGATTGCCGTATGTCATAGAGGCATTGCCTGATACCAGCGTGCTTTGTCTCTTTACCGATTACGACAATACAGAGCAAGACCTTTACATCAACTATATCCGCCTGATTTCTGATTACACATTATGCACACCCGCTTTTATCAACTGCCTTGCGAACAGGCTTGCGGCGGAACTTGCAATCTCCATCACAGAAGACAAAGAAAAGGCCGTCAATAAGATGCAGGATTATAAGAACTCCCTTAACTCCGCCGAAGCTGTTAATGAATCACTTGACTATTTAGATGATGAGGCCGGGGGGCAAGAGTGGGAGAACGCGGGTAGATAATGTTTAAGTCTTCTATTCCAATCAATAGCTTTAATGCCGGGGAGCTTTCGGGGTTAATAGAAGCCCGCACGGACATTTCTAAATACGCAAGCGGCTGTCAAACGCTTGAGAACGCCTTACCTCTTGTAGAGGGTGGGGCAAAGAAAATGCCCGGTACTTATTATGGTGGTTCTACTAAGTATGGCAGTGCAAGCAAGGCACGGCTTGTCTCTTTCAGTTTTTCCACAATTCAGAATTATATTTTAGAGTTTGGCAATCAGTATATAAGGGTATGGGCTACAGGCGCAAATGCCGGACTTGTTACAGGTGATGTTACCGCCCTGAGCAACTACGTTCCCGGCACGGCTTACACGGCGGGACAGTACGTTAAGGTAGGGGCTTATGCCTCTTTTTCTTTTACGGGGTCAAAGGTTCTTAACATCATAGCCCCCTTTGCACAATTTTATACAGGCAATGTTACCATTACCATAGGCGTTAATACAGGAGACACACTCTCCGTTGCTAAAAATGGCATAACACCGAATCAGGGTCTTAGTATTCTACTTGCAAACGCAACTCCTTCTAAAAATAGTGCCACGAATATTCAAGCCGCAATCGTTGCGCTGGTCGGTTTAAACGGCGCTACCGATGAATATATTGACTTGACGGGCTGGACGGTTGACGCGAATTCAGCATACAATACAACTCCGGCTATCGTCGCCCCTACAACCACATCTTCGTCAATGACCACGGTTGCTCAAGCATACGTGGCGAACCATAATAATCAATATGAATTCCCTCCGCTCTTTACCGTTGATTGGTCTATTTATTCACCCGCTACTGTTGTTGAGATTACCACACCATACCTCGCGGCAGACCTGTTTGATTTAGACGTCAATTCGCAAAGTGCGGATGTATTATATATTTTTCACCATTCCTATCCTCCGGCAGAACTTATGCGGTATTGCTCTTTTGGCTGGGTTTTTCAAAACCTTTCATGCAGGGGAACTCAAGGCCCGGTTAGCGCCGGATATGCAGACATAGGCAATCCAATAGCTTCAATTTCTCAACAAAACCCCGCACTCGTTTACGTAACTAAAGATGGATTAGCAACTGGTCAGAGAATCTACATGAGTGGAATTTCCGGCATGGTTGAACTTAACGGGGGGGAGTTTCTTGTTTATAACTATACTACGGGTGGGCCAGGTTCATGGAAACGGTTTAACCTTCAAGACCCGGATACCGGGGCGGTAATAGATACAACACAGTTTAATGCCTATGTCGCTGGCGGATTTGTTGTTGCGGTAAATAATATGTTCGCCGCTACGGGAGATTATCCTGATTGCGGAACCCTATTTCAACAGCGTCTTGTCCTTGCCGGGTCTGACAATAAACCACAAGATATAGATGGTAGCGTGCAAAGCGATTACCCCGATTTCATTTGTGACCTTAACGAAGAAGATCATGCCTTTCAGTTTACGATGGTTTCAGGTCAGGTTGACCGCATACGCTGGCTTGTAGGGAAGCAGATGTTAATGATCGGCACGGCTGATGGCGTTTGGGGGATGGGCGGAACAAATGGCGCTTCTCTTTCACAGGCCAATGTGGATAACGAAAAACAGATTTCAACAGGCGTTGGCAAGATAGCCCCGCAAATGGTCAATGATTCAATTATATGGGTTACGCGGTCAGCAAGGGTTGTGCGGCTGCTTCAATATCAATGGCAGACTAATCAGTGGATAGCCCCGGATTTAACTCGTGTTGCAAGGCATATTACAATAGGCCCGACCAAAGAGACTTCCGGCATTATACAAACGGCTTTTCAGGCAGAACCTTACCCTATCTTTTGGGCGGTAAGGGCGGACGGCCAATTACTCGGCATGACCTTTGAAAGTCAGGAACAGGTCTATGCTTGGTTTAGAATCGTCACGGACGGCGTTATTGAATCTGTGGCTTCTGTCAGTCAGGACAATGACGAAGATCAGGTATGGATTATTGTCAATAGAACTATTAACGGGGCGACGGTTCGATATGTTGAATACTTCATGCCGCAAGAGATATTTGGAGACATTACAGAAGCCTTCTTTGTTCATGCAGGCTTGACGTGGGACGGCGGAGACGCAGTTAATATAACGAACATCAGCAAGGCCGCTCCCCCGGTTGTGACCGCTCCCGGCCATACTTTCGCTAACGGTGATTTAGTTAATATTTCCGGCGTGCTGGGAATGACGCAAGTCAATCAAGACAATACCGCAGCCTACACCGTAACGGGAGTAGGGGCTGTAAGTAATCAGGCCAAAACTGTGTCGGGCTGGGGTTCAAGCAGCATCGGCACGAACACGCATGAAAAAATAACAGGCTTTGGTTTTACCGTTCTTTCCAATGCGGTCATAAGGGGAATTAAGGTTCAATATAATACTACGGGTTCTACTGTCGCTATTGACCCCAAAACTACATTAATGAAGGCTGGCTCAGATTATGGTGACACGCAAAACTGGATAAACCTTGAGGGCGGAACGTCATGGTGGTTTTCTAATATCACAACCCCGTTAGGCAGTTCTTCTGATTTGTGGGATGGCGATTGGTTATATTCTGACATCAATAACAATAGCGGTTTCGGTGTAGATGTTGGGGTCAGCACACATGCCATTGGAGCAACATGGAGTTGCACGTCAATTACAATCACAGTCTATTATACAACGAATACTTTTTCGCTGTTAGGTATTGATTCTACGGGATGGACTGCTTACGCGTCGGGCGGAACTGCCACGAAAGTCACGAATGTAATTTCCGGCATGACCTATCTTATGGGCAAGGAAGTGCAGGCGCTGGGTGACGGGGCAATTATCTTTGACGAAACGGTTGCCGCAGATACTATAACTTTTTCGTATTACTGTAATAAAATCCACATAGGACTTCCCTATACCACAACAATAGATCCGATGAATCCTAATATCGGCAGCCAGCAAGGAACATCAAGGGGGAAAAAGCAAAAGATAAGCCGTGCTACTTTATGCTTCTATGAAACATTTGGCTGCAAGGTGGGGTCTAATAATAAAAAACTTTACAATGTTGGCTATGGTTATTCTATTGCTCCGGGAACTCTCGGCGTTTTCGGCTATTCCCTGAGTCCGGGCAATACCTACTTGATCCCGTTTGGAACGGGTACAGCGCCTACTCTTTTTACAGGCGACATAACGGTTGATATAGATGGCGGGTGGGACGATGAGGCAACAATAACAATCGTCCATGATCTGCCCTTACCCTTTACGCTTAAAGCCATAATTCCGCGATTGAGCGTTGCAGACGGCGGATGAGAATTGATCTCAGGGTTGTGCCTTTTGCGGCAGAGCATGCGATAGATATTATAACCCGTAACCGGGGCATGGGCAAGGTGCTCTCTGAAAAGATGGTGAATGAAATGCTGACCGCGTATCTTAGCCCCGGCAGCGCAGCTCTTACGCTTATGTGCTTTCAAGCCCCGGTCATGTGTGCGGGCATAATAAACCTCGGATGGAAACGCGGAGAAGCATGGATACTTATTTCGGCACTTTTTTATAAATACAAGCTGACCGCATTCAGAGAACTTAAAAAAAGATTGCCCTTAATGGCTGAAGAAAAAGGTTTTTGCAGGGTACAGGCGGTGTCGCTAACACATGATGAAAAATGGTTTAAATGTCTCGGTTTTGAGTTGGAGGGTTTTCTTAAATGCTACGGGCCTTCAAATGAATCTGTATATATGTATTCCCGAATTTTTAACAAGGATGCAATAAAATGGAACTAACTGCTACCAATATGGCGGGTTTGTTTTCCGGGATGGGTCTTGCTGGCGGTACTGTCGGCGCGGTTGCCCAATACAAAAAGGGTCAGGCGGAAAGCGCGGCCTATGATTATAACGCAAATGTAGCCCTTGAAAAAATGAGGGAAGAATCCGAAGCCTCCACAGCCAAATTCTCTAACCTTATGGGAAGGCAGAGGTCGCTTTATGCAAAAGCCGGAGTTGATATTACAAAAGGCTCTCCGCTTCTTATCCTTGCCGATACCGCTATGCAGGCAGAGGAAGAACAGGAGAGGATTAAATACGCCGGGGAAACATCCGCTACTTTGCAAAAATATTATGGAGATGTTGCCTCATACGCCGGGACAACGGGGGCTATGGGCACTTTTCTAACAAGTATAGGGCGTGCGGGTTTAGGGTACGCAGCCGCGCAAAAGGGCATAAACAGCCCGTGGATAGGATAGATTATGCCGCTAATACCAACCTCAATAACACCTAAAGAAGTACCGATGCCCGAACTATCACCGGGCATGGCGGGTGCTCCATTTGCCGCCGTGGAAAAAGCGGCAGAGGGTATTGAATCAACCGCGCAGTATGGGGCAAAAGTTTATCGCGCCATTCAAAGCGCAGAAGACCATGTTTCGATGCTGAAGACGGAGAACCTTGTCAATGGCGATATTGAAAAGGTGATTGAGGGTTTTGAACAAAGGACTGATTATAATAATTTTACTGGTGATATTCAGAAGCAGACCGATGAGCTTCTTAAAAAGTACCATGACCAGTTAGGGAATAACGAACGTATATGGAACCATGTCGAGCCGTGGCTTGGCGGGAAAATAAACACGGTCAAGCATGCAATAGAAATGAAACGGCTGAAACTTCTCACGGAAGATGGGAAGTACCAGCTTGACATAGCAGCCGACGAAGCCTCGCAGCAATGGTCTGAGCTTACACAGCAAATAGACCATGCCACGGAAGAAGCGGGCATAACCCTAATATCCGCTGATGCTGACGCTTCAATTTTACAGACGGGTGTTGATCTAAAACCAAAAGGAATAGGCAAGCTGTTAGCCCAGCGTGCGGCCGTGGAAAACGAATACAGGGCAAAGCTCACATTAGCGGCAAACGATCACATCATTACAGCACATGAACTGCACGAACGCACACAGAAATTTCTTAAGAAGCGGGAGGAATCGGAAGTTATTTTAGGTCTGAAAAGCAATGACCCATCATTGATTGTCCGTACATTAAAGAAGATGGACGCGGGAATATATAAGGACATTGATCCAAAGGAACTCGCCAATTTTCAAACATACGGAGAGAACAGGCTTGAAGTTGTTAAAAACAAGATGGACAGGGAGCAGGGCGAACTTGCGGTAAATGCCTCAATAGGAAAACTCGAATCCAGATGGCAGCACGAAGACGGAAGTTTTGATTTTGGTTCTGCCGAAAGAGAATTACAGAGCGAGGACTTTCGCAGGGAGAACGGGCTTCTCGATAAAAACGGCAATCCTAACCGTAAATTAATAAATGAAGCAGAAACCTACATTCATGCGAAGAACGCCGATACAGAGAGGATACAGAGGGAAGGCAAAGAGAAAGAGGCGCGGGGTGTTATTGAAGATATTGTAGGCGGGAAACTCGGAGAAGCAAGTAAAAAATTAAAGCAGAGCAAGTTCCTCAAGGGAACGCCTGAAGGATTACAACTTTTAAACGGCATCAGGACATGGGGCAAGAGGACGGATGAAGACGTTTCAAACCATGAGGACAGAAAGGAATATTTACGCATACAGGAATTAATAGACGGCGGGAACTATGATGAAGCCAAAAAGGAGATTGTCAATACCAATCATCTGAAAAGCGGGACAGCCTTTGCGCTTCTTGGTCGTCTTGATAATAGAGAATTGAAAGACACTAATCATGGATTATCTCAGGCGAATAAATATCTCACAAGCCAGATTGCTCCGAGCAAAGGTGCGCTACTTCCTTCAATACCCGCTGAGACCGAAAAGGCGGCGCAAGCACAACAGGAACTTCAAAAGTGGGTAAAGGAAGAAACAAAGAAAGCCACAGAAGGAAAACGAGTACCAGTTACAACAGAAGAAATATTCAATAAGGCGAAAGAGATCGTACCTCATTACAGGATGAAGATTGACGAAAAGGTGAAGTCAATAAAAGAGAGCATGCAATCAGGGAAGCCGAGCGGATGGGAGAAGATAAAGGGCTTTTTTGTTCCGAAATATACGCCGAGCACAGAAGCAAAACAGGAAAACACGATTACTACGAAGTCCGGCAAGCAAGCGTGGTTATGGCCTGATGGTCAGTATCATTATAGTGCGCCAACGGCTACAGCAAAGACCACAAAGGACATACCAAAAAGCAGAGAAGAAGTTGACCCGCAATATCGTGAAATGTACGACCTTGAACAAGCGGCAAAGAAATGAACGATATAGTTTCACAGAATGATATGCCAAATGTAAGCAGGGGGGATATTGTACCTATGGCGGATTTACCCCATCACGCCGAGCCTTCTCCATTCCCCGTTGATCAGTACGTGGACAACCATGTGAAAGATTTTACTCCTGATAAGCAGGTTGAACAGAGAAACGGATTCACCCAGTTTTTCAGTAATATTGCTGACCCGTGGATGGCTACGGGATATACGGCGGCATCTGCTATTAATCGCGGCATAGCGAACATGGCGGATACTTTTGATGTGCTTACAAAATATATACAGCGTGAGACAGGCATGGAACGCGGCGGACTATTTGAGAAGGCGGCGGAAGAATATAACCGTAATGCTGGTTACTGGAAGGATAGGGCGGACAAAGTAGGCGTGGGGTTTCTTGAAGAATTGGTAGGTGAAGCGGTGGGCGGAGCAGTTCCGGGGATTGTAGATTTTGCCTTAAAAGTGGCATCCGGCTTTACCATACCCGCCGTTACAGGTGCGGAGAAGGCAATCGAGCATGACCAAGACCCGTTTATCGGCGGCCTTATAGAAGCGGCAAAAACAGGGACGCTATACGGCGTGTTCAAGATGATACAGCCGTTTTCAAGATATATTCAGGCTACCATGATGGGGGGGACGTTCGCCCTTGAGAGCGCAATGGAAGCTCCTGAAGGTCAGAAGATAAAAGAAGCCGCAAAGGGGTTAGGAACGGGATTGTTGTTTTCTTCTTTGTCGAGTCCCGGCGGCGTGAAGGTTCGTGATTTATACCCTGAGATTGGGCGAAGCGTGCCTGAGTTTAGGAAAGAGATAGAAGCCGAGGGACAACCCACGGCGGAAACTAAAATTGTTCAACCTGAGCCATCCTCGCAAGCCGAAATTAAAGGCGTAGGCGCGAAAGCCCGCGGCGCAAAGGGCGAAACCGCTCCCGACATAGACCAGCTTACACAATCCCTTGAGAACCTTCCCAAGACTACCACCTTTAATGACAGGATGAAGTTCTCAGAACAGGCATCCGCTATCTACAAGGGTGTCATGGCAGCCCCACGTAATGCCTTTGAGAAGGTCAAGGCTATAGGGGCTTCGGTATGGGATTGGTATAAAAACTCAGAAGTCAAGTTCACCAACTTTGACAAGGTATTCATGGAGCATCTTGGCGGAATAGATATTTCAGGACTCAAAACTCAGAAATGGGCGGAACAGATAATCTCCACGGTATCGAGAAAAAAAAGAGAGGCAATGGCGAATTACGTTGCAGCCGGAGGGGATGCTGCAAAGCTCAGGGAATGGGCGGACAAATCACAAGACCCTGCTATCAAGAAGGGTTATGAGAACGCACTAACTTTAAGCGACGAAGAAAAGACCTTTGCCGAAAACATCAGGCAATATTACAGCGCAAAACTCGATAAGGCTATCGAAGCGGAGATGATAGACCACGGTGTTTCTGATTACGTCAATCAGGTCTTGAAGAAAAAAGACCCGATGACGGGCAGAATTATGGCGGAATCCAACGCCGGATTATTCAGGGCAAACCCCGCATTTCTTAAAAAGAGAATTTTTGAACACTTCTTCGATGGTGAGCAGGAAGGATACACCTACGAGAAGGACATTGGAAAACTCATTACTATTTACGAGAATTCTTTTAACAAGGCTATTCTGACAAGGAAGTTCGTCAAGGATTTACCTTCTCAAGATGCAGCCGATGGGAAGCCCCTTGCGATAGTTTCGGGTTCTGGTGTTGAATTACCCGGAGGGGAGAAGCCGTCAGAATCCTATCTAATTAAGCCCCGTACAATTAAGGACGAGGATTACGGTCTTTACCGTGAAATACCACACTCCGCATTAAGGGGTTATAAATGGGTAGGTAAGGATGCCGAGGGCAAACCCATCTTTTTACAAGGTGATTTACTTATCCATAAAGAGGGATACAAAAAGCTGAAAAACGCCCTAGCTAAATCAGCATTACAAGAAAACGCTGTCACGGCTGCCATACTCAAAGGAAGCGGGGAATTAAAGAATACACTCCTGAGCATTTCCCCGTTTCATCAGGTGACGGAAATTGAACACGCTATCGGTCACAAGGTTAATCCGTGGGGTACTCATGCACTCGATACGGAAGATCCCGTACAGAGAGAGCTTATCAATCACGGACTGAAAGTTTATGGCGGTGATTCGGCTTCGCTGTTCTCTGAGGGATTATTCGGATCAGGATTAATAGAAAAGATACCCCTGCTTGGCCCTGCATCCCACAAATACAAGGAATATCTATTCAAGAAAAAGATTCCTGAAATTAAGATGAACATGGCTATGGATGCTTTTGAAAGAAATCAGGCGCGGTATCCTGAATTAAACAGGGATCAGCTTTTAAAGTTAAGCGCGGATCAGGCTAACCATGCTTTTGGGGAACTGAACTATAAGGCTATGGGTAGAAACCCTACCCTGCAAGATGTTTTCAGGCTTGCGGCGCTTGCCCCGGATTTTCTCGAGGCGCGGGCGGGATTTGCATTACAGGCATTGAAGCCATACGGAAAAGAACAGGCGGCGGCCTTAATCCGACTTGCCGCTTATAACTTTATAGGTGCAAGAATTCTTGGTGCGATTATAGGAGACGAAGCGGATAGACTTGCGAATGACCCCATAGATTATGCTGCTTATACTATGAAGCATCTCTTCGGGTTCGTCTATGACGGAAAGGAATATTCTATCAGGACAGTACCGGGCGATATTTACCATTTAATCACAGACCTCCGTAGCTTTTCATATCATAGATTAAATCCGGCAACGGTGAGACCCGCTATTGAAGGGCTTACTGGCCGCGACGCATGGGGTAGAAAAAAAGACGTAGGCGAACAGATAAGCGATTACGTGACGGGTTTTGCCCCTATACCAATACAGGGATTGTTTAATGCGAGAGATTATACGCTGTATCAGTCCATGCTTCAATCCATAGGTGTGACTTCATGGAATGCCCCTTCTGATGCGGAAATCGCAATCATGGATCTTCATAAAGAACAGGCAGAGCAGAGAAAGGAAATACAGAAGCAGGTTGAAAAAGCAATAGGGCCGGAAGCCACTAAGGAACTGCGGAGAATGCAGAAGATGTTTACAATCAGGGGTCAGCAATGATTCAGGATTATAAAAGTAAATCAGCCCATATTCAGGACAATGGCATCTTCTCGGAATTGCCGCGTACCCTTGCGAAGTGGTTTGGGCGTGTGACGTATAGCAGCCCTTGGATTAACGCCTTTCCTTCTTCTAAAGATACGGAGGTCGGAGAAGGCTCAGATAAGTTTGACCGCGTAGAAGGCATTGCGGAAGTGAGGGAAGAAACCGACTTGTTTATATTCCCTGATACATACTACGGGAAAGAACAAATAGAGCTTGTTAATTCCGGCAAGAGGGTATGGGGCAGCAGAAACGCTGATGAGCTTGAAATCTATCGAAGTGAGGCTAAACCGTACTTTGACGAATTAGGAATCAACCAGGGCGAGTATGAACTTGTCAAGGGTGTAAGCAAGCTCAGAAAATATATTAAAGAACATGACAACGAAAAGCTATGGATTAAGTGTGATAAGACGCGCGGCGATATGGAATCGTTTTTCGTAGAAGGTTATGAGCTTTATAAAGGACAGGTTGACGACCTTGAATATCATTTAGGGCCAAAGGCGGAGATAATGACCTTTGTTGTTGAGAAGCATTTAGAAGGCACTATTGACATAGCCATTGATACGCATGGTGTTGATGGGTTGTGGCCTTCCGTTGCGCTTCTCGGTACTGAGGAAAAGGGGGAATTCTATATTTGTGCGGTAAAAAAATGGTCACAGATTACCCCCAACCTGACCGTCATTTATGACAAGCTCAGCGACACGCTTAAAAAATATCAATGCCGGAATTTTATAAGCCTTGAATCAAGGGCAAAGGGCAAAGATATAAAGCTGGGCGATCCCTGTATGCGCGGAGGTTCGCCGCCGTTTGAATTGCAAATGAACATGATTACAAACTCTCCTGATGTATTTTGGTTCGGGGCAGAGGGTAAAATGATAGACCCTGAGTACGCCGCTAAATATGGGGTTATGCTTTGCGTACATAGCGATTGGGCTTCTAAGCATCCCTTAATGGTTCAGTATCCAAAGAAATACAGGGAGCAAATTAAATTCCGTTATGACAGCGAGTTTGACGGGCATACGTGGATAATGCCTCAAGATGCTGGCCCTCGTATTGCTGGCATCGTGGCTATGGGTGATAGCTTAGACCCGCTTTATGATGAAGTAAAAGAAATATCCGAACAGATGAAGGGCATCCAGATTGAGAGCTTCACCCGTTCAATTCCGATAGCAAAAGAAAAACTTAAAGAGTTGGCATCTTGGGGAATACGTATATGAAAAAGATTATTGCACTTATTTTTATATTTCTAATGATGACGGGTGTGGCATCCGCAACAATCAGCACGACTGTAAATAACGTCAGCTATGTTTGCGCTGGTACTACAGGCCCGTTTGCCTTCACATTCCCCGTAACGCCTGATGGCACGGCCCTTATAGTGACTGAAAAAGACCTTAGCGGAAATACCACGACACTTAATTACTCGACTGACTATACAACTGCATCCGTAAACAACAGTTATTTAAACGGCGGAACTGTGACGCTGACTGTCGCCTGTACCTCCGGCTATACCTTGAAGATTTTAAGAAGCACGCCAGAGACGCAGTTAAGCTCCTTTACCGACGGGATGCCTACCCTCTATAAGACCTTTGAACGTGCGCTTGATAAAGTGACAATGATTGTCCAAGACAATGCGGGGGGGGGATATGCTCCGTTAAATTCTCCCACATTTACTGGCACAGTCACTTTCCCGATCACGGGTTCAACTCAATGCCTTCATGTAAGCGGTGCGGGTGTTGTAAGCGGTACTGGTAGCGATTGCGGAAGTGGGGGCGGAGGTGGCGGTAATGTTTATACCCACGGCACTCCGACGGCCAATCAGTTAGGCATGTGGTATGATTCTACTCATATCGCAGGTGTAACCCTAAGTCAAGACTGTACCATAACATCGGCGGGTGTAATCACTTGCCTAAAAAGCAATAACGTAGCTTTCGGGACAGGAGCTTTTGCAACAATAGCGAATTATGCTACTTTGGCATCTCCTACGTTTACAGGAATTGTAACCGTTCCTTCCTATAGCGCGGCGACTTCGGGTCTTACTATAGGAACAACGCAGGTACAGGCTACTGGAACACAGTTAAATTATCTTGCCTTAGCTACAGGCACAACGGGAACTTCATCAACCAGTTTGGTATATAGCACATCTCCTTTGCTTACTACCCCTACCCTTACGGCGGCTACGCTTAATGGTACAACCACCTTTGGCGCATTGACTGGCACAACACAATGCCTCCATGTCAATTCAAGTGGTGTTTTGTCTGCTACGGGTGCGGATTGCGGGAGTGGAGGCGGTGGGGCAAATGCAAGTGGGTACTATGTGGTTACACAGTCCACAAGTGAACCTGCCAATGCTGTTAATCTCGGAGCATTGACAACGGGGCTTCTGAAAATGGCGGTTTCTGGCGGTATAGCTACATTATCTACCGCATCTTCATCTTCCGACTATGAGGCGTATAATGTCAACCTTGCCTCGATTGCTAATTTGGCGAACTCTAGTGGATTTTTAAAGAATGATGGGTCGGGTAATTTCTCATATAGTTCGTCGTCATCAACTCCAGGTGGGTCTGATACTCAGGCACAATATAATAATGCGGGTGTGTTAGCGGGTATGTCAGCTATGACATATGATAAAAACACAACGATAGTTTATATCTCTGGCACATTGTCTGATTCATCGGGACTTAGTTCTGGTCAATCAACTGGACTGGGTATAGTAAGGACATATACATATGGTGGAACTACTTATGATGGTTATGGTATCATATCTGATGTGACGGCGGCAGTAGCTAATTCCAATGTGGAGATAAGCGGTATTGAAAGTAATGTGTTGGTCACAAGTAATGTGAATACGGCGGGAATATACGGCGGGGAATTTCAAGTCTTTAAAAATAGTAGTGGGGGAGCCGCCCCAAATGCTGGAAACACGATAGTGTTTGATGCTATTTTGGTTAGTCAGGTTGACCCCGGAGGCACGCCGCTTTATGGTGTCGGTATCCGAGCTTACTCTGGTGATATTTCTCCCTATACCCTCAACAATGTTCGCCAATATGCGGGATTTCTTGCCGAGGGAAATAAGGGCTGGAAGTACCCATTCTTGGCTCTTGATACGGACAACTCAACTGCACTTTTCGATGTTGACCAAAATGGTGCGGGATATTTTAAGAGTAATGTTGGTATTGGTGGAACTTTACATGTTGTGAGTACGGTTCAGCTTGATTCTCTTTCCGGAATACTTGTAGGTAATGGTGCATCGGTAGTTACGACTATTACAGACAATCATACAAATTGGGATGCAGCCTATTCCCAAAGACTACAATGGGATGGTGGTTCAACAAATCTTGTTGCTGCTACAGGCAGAACTTCATTGGGTCTTAATATAGGAAGTGATGTGCAAGCGTACAACGCAAACTTAACAGGCATCAATCAGGGGTTGGCGACAAATTCCAATGTTCAGTTTAATTTTGTATATACCGGAGGTGGAATAGGTATAGGGGGTGATCCCGGTGGTTCGGCTGGTCAATTTAGACCAACAAATGTATTTACTGTCTATAGTAACGGTACAGGACAAACTGCACCATATAGTGTAACTGGTAGTACCCCTCCGGGGTTCTATGGATGGGGAAAAGTGTATTACGGGGGTAATACATATTACATACCACTGTACGGAACGATTCAATAAGAAAGGAAACCATATGAAAAAAATCATCATCACGGCATTGGTTCTGTTGTTTGCGACTACGGTATGGGCAGACGAAAAGACTGAATTGCAACTCAGAATAAGCAACTCCAAATTGATTCTACAGAATATCGAAATGCAAATGAGGTTTCTCCCACAGCAATATCAGGAGATACAAAAAGCTCTGCCTGAGTTAGAGGCAAAATTGAAAGCTATAGAAGACAAGGAAAAGGAAACTAAACCCAAGAAATAATCAGGAGGATTCACAATGAAAAAAATACTTTTAGCATTGATGCTCGTAATTCTGTTTGCAGTTCCGGCTTACGGATTAGGGTCATGCACACAGACCGTTAAGACCTCGTACACACCACAGGACAGAGTTGCAGATGCGGTAACGGCCATAGTCACGATAACCTGTATCGCTGATTCGGGGGGTTCGGCTACCTTTCCAACCGCTACGATTGCCCTTGTGCCTTCCACAACGACAAATCCACCCTACAATCTCTATGGCTACTATTTGTATCAGGTAGGAAGAACGCCGGGAAATGTAAGTTCTTCTCAGCTTACATGCTCAGTTGCCTGTCCGACAACGCTTTACACGGTCACAATTACGGACACACAGGGATATGCAATTGATCTCGGATTGCTTACCTCAAACGGCTCAGCATCGGTAGCACAGTTGACGCTGATGGAAAATACCGCAACGGGCTATCCCGTAATCAGGTCAGCCCCTACCGTGGCGATTACCGGGAATGGTGCTACTAACTACTCGGCCACGGTAACTCTCGACCTGATCTTTAAGGCTCGGTAAGGAGGCATGCCATGAAAAAGATATTTCTATTTATAACAGCTTTGCTCCTGATTGCCTCGACTGCGTTTGCGATACCGCCATTACCCCCGAGCATTTCAGGAGGTGGTACTGCCTATATCGCCGCTGGCAAGACCTTCACGGTGAACAATACGCTGACGCTTTCGGGTGCAGATGGTGCAGCACTTGTCTTGACCACCTCCTATACAAACAATGGGGGGCCGGGAACGATTACATGGCCGGGGCCGGGAGCAACGCTTACAATTCCTACTGGCGGCGGCACCTTGGCATCAGCGGCTTTTCTTGCAGCTTCAACCTCACCTACAGCAAGCACGATAGCCGAATGGGATGCCAATTCAAACCTTTCTGCCAATAGTTTAATAGAAGGCTACCTTGCAACGGCAACGAGTTCCGCGACGGTCACATTAACCGTAGCATCCAAAAGACAGCAGATTTTTACAGGTTCGGTAGCACAGACGGTAGTTTTGCCAGTAACAAGCACTTTGGTTCTCGGACAGCAGTTTCTTATTGTTAATAATTCCTCTGCTACTTTAACCTTACAGGCTTCCGATGCAACTACCGTGCAGGCTATGGCGGCTTCAACGTGGGCAATCGTGACCGTTAATTCAACCGCTTCTACCACAAATACAGCGTGGAATCTGAATTATGCTTATTTGACACCTCAGTCCACAACGGCGAATTACATAGTTCTTGCTACCGTAACGACCAACGGAACATTAACAACCACGCAGCTCGGCGGAAATTATTATATCAATAACACAGGGGCAAGCACAGCGATTACCATGACCTTGCAGCAATGCGGTACGGGTAATGCGTATAGTTATGCCGCCGAATTTGGAGTTACGGCTGCTCAATATTTACGGTTGACGGCTTATACTGGTGATGCCTTCCGCTATAATAATACAACAGGGGCAACGACAGGATATATCAGAAGTAATACGCTTGGCACTCGGTGGAAGATAACTTGCAACGGAAACGGATATTGGGATGTTCACGATCTCTTGGGGGTTTTGAATTATGACCAGTAAGAGACCTTTATTTCTCATACTCTTTTGTATCTTTACCCTATGCTATTTCGATTTACAGACAGAAATGGGAACTGGCAAGGCAAGAGCGCACAGCAATCTTGCGCTGATGTATTACAAGGTAGGAAGATATGCAGAGGCAAAAGAACAATGCCTGATTTCCATACAGAAAGACCCGAAAGCTCCTCACGCATACATTAACCTTGGCGCAGTTCTGGTTGTAGAGAAAAATTACGATGAGGCGATAAAGGTTTTTAACAAGGTTTTGGAATTAGACCCCGGCGATAGGGCGGCCTATTTCAACCTTGGCAGAATCTATTACAAGACGGGTAGGCTCGAAGAGGCGGCGCATGAATTTTGGAAGGTGGCTAAATGTGGTCATGCCGATTTGGAATCGGTAGCTTGGAATGACATAGGGGTTATCCGGGCACAACAGGGGCGGCACAGGGACGCACTCGCGGCTTTCGAGAATGCCATTAAAGTTGATAAAACAAATGCAGAAGCAATAAAAAACTATAGAGAGTTTATAAGATTTCACAAGGAGGTCTAACAATGAGCATTAAAAAATTAATCAGTTATCTAAGTATCTTTCTAATCCTGTCGCTTAGCCCGTTCGCACAGGCGGGGGGAGTATTCGGCAATATCAATTATAGCCACATAGCTTATATGATATCCACTGGTTCTTCCTACACCATACCGGAATCTGGTTGGTACAGGATTTCGGCACTTGGTGGTGGGGCGTCAGGAGGAGCGATTTTTGCCTATGGCGGAGCGGCTTCCGGTGGCGGGGGCGGTGGATTCACGGAAACGGAAATATACCTCTGGTCTGGTGATGTAATCCTCTATAGCGTTGGTACAGGTGGAGCGGCAGTAACGTCGTCTATTTCCGGTACAGGAGCAAGTGGCACCACAGGGGGAAATACTACATTGACCTGTTCTGCACGTAGTCTTTCCCTTTACGCTAATGGGGGAGGCGCGGGTTGGTTCAATATAGGTAGTGGCAAAACTGCCCCTGGTGGAACAGGCGGAACGGCATCAGGAGGAACTATAAATTCTACAGGTGGGGTAGGGGGTTCTGCTCAATACGCGGCTACTAGCGGTACTTATTATGCGTCCGGTGGAGGGGCGGCAGGTTCGCCTTTTGGCACAGGTGGACGCGGGGGAAACATAACGCAGACCAATACCGGAGCTACAGGTGGTGGCGCTGTAGGTGGATGGCAAGGCGGGGATTTAAGTTCAAATGCGGTTACTAATTCTGGTGGAGCAGGCACAGGAGGTAATGCAGTAAATAATGCCGCAATAGCCGGAGTAAACGCCCTTGGATTCGCAAGTAAAAACAGCACAGATGGTATTTGGCGGCAAGGCGGGGTTTGGGTAACGTCTGCCACAACTCAGGCTATGGGGTTTGATTCACTTGTTGATCCCTTCAGGGCTTTAACTGGTGGAGGTGCTACTGGGGCTAGTAGTACTGGTGGAGGTAGTGGTGCTGGCGGCGGAGCTGCTGCCAGTGGTTGGGGCGGTGTACTTGGGGGTTCATCGGGCAATACAGGGTCGGGAGTTGGCTGTAATAACTATCTAGGTGGAGGAGGGGGAGCAGATGCATACTCGTCTTCTGCCACTTCCGGAGCAGGGGGGCCTGGAATAATTGGTGTAGAGAGGATAAGCTGATGCTTGAAAAGCTCGGCTTGACTATCATAATCGACATATTCAAGGCGATATGGAAAGCGTGTATGCCAAGCCCACAACAGAAACAGAAGGTGGAAGATGAAAAGAAAATTGATAATCTTATTGATGCTGTCAACAGTAATGACCCTGGCTATAAGTTGCCGAAGTCTGCCGACAAAGACAAGTGGGGTTCCTGAGCTTCAATTAGAGCATGGATGGAGTCCCACAAAGCAGATGGAGCTTAACGGTCAGCAGGTAGATGTTCAATGTATGACGGTTGCCGATAAGACAAAACTACAAGAATATTTATTGATACTTGAGACACAACAAGGAAAGGAGAAATGAAATGAGTTTACAAGCAGTGGAAAAGTATTTTGAGGAAGGGATACAGGCGGTGGAGAAGTTTGTAATCCCCGTGGCGCAGGTAGCCGTGAGTTGTATTCCAGGTATGCCGCCAATCGTGGGGCAGATAGTGGGTGCTTTGCCCGCACTTATGACTTCGGCAGAGCAGATACTTCCGGCAGACGGTAGCGGGCCTCTCAAGCAAGCGGGCGTTATGGGCTTCTTACAGGCTATCTGTGTAGAACTGGACAAGACCCTTACAGGCGGGGCGCACAACACCTTTGCTGAGATTTCACCTATTGCCCTTAGCGTCATTCAGAACGGCATGGCGGTAATCAACAGCAAGAATCTTGTGGCGGATCCTAAGTTGGCTAACACAGCCGGATAAGGAGGCTCATCATGTCTGGATTTCTCAGTAACGATTACATCAATGCAACGCAGGGCAATTACTCTATCCTTATCGGGTGGATCAAGTTTGAGTTGCCTATTGTAATAGGGGTGATTTTAAAGGCTGTTGCGATACTTCACCCCGGGGTCAAAACCGATACGATAAGGGAACTGCTTACCCCTGCATCGAAAACACCTACACCGCCAACGTAAAGAGGATTCTATGAAATGGCAAACGAAACTAACGGGGCGAAATATCCGACGTGGGCATGGTTAGCCGCTACATTTCTCGGTATAATCATGCTCCTTGTGGGGGCGGGTCTGGCAAATATGACCTCGACCATAAACAGCCATGCCAGCCAGTTACAGGGGCTTGAGGGAAAGAAGGTTGACAAAGAAACCTATCGTGCCGATGTAGCCGACATAAAGACCAATATCGGTGAAATGCGAAAAGACGTTCAAGCCCTTGTATGGCACATGAATAAGGGGGCTAAGAAATGAAATACGCTGACATACCTATATTTCAAGCCTTGCAGGATAATCAGCTAATGGGCTTGTGCATCTACTGTGAAGCGGCGGGTGAGCCATACGAAGGCAGGGTAGCCGTGGGAACGGTTATTCTTGAACGTGTGGATAGGCACGATTGGGAAGGAAAGACCATACAGGAAGTTATCTTGAAGCCATGGCAATTTTCATGGACTATGCCGGAAGCGGGTCAGGCATACTATGAAAAGTGCGTAGCATTGGCTGATGATTTCGATGTTGAGATCGCCAAGAATGTGCCTTTGCAGGAGTGCTTTGATATAGCGAAGGGATTGAATAACGGAACGATACCGCGTGACCCTGACCTTCACGCCGTGAAATGTTGTCAATATTTGAATCCCTCAACGGCGTATCCTACAATGCAAAAGTGGTTAGATCATGGGCTGAAGGTAGTCAAGAAGATAGGGCATCACAGTTTTTTTGCGTGATTAGTTACATACGGTAGTTGCCATTTTACCGACAAATGTAACATAACAATTATTTTCGTTATAGCCCCTTGAATGATAGCTTGCTCCACCGCCTCCCGTAACAGTATACCCTCCGCCGCCTCCACCGCCCCCGCCTGTTGCAGTAACATACCATCCACTTGAATAGCTCGTTTTGGAATAAGCCGTCCGTTTCATCGGCATTAACATGGCCTTATCAAACTCATTCTGATCGTACCACAATAGACCCAAACTTATCAGGCACACAAGAATAATCAGAACATATCTGAATGGAAATTTTGGACGTACAGCATCAGGCCGATACATCTTTAACCTCCTTTTCAAATTCCATAAGATAATCGCTTGCTTCTGTGATTTTATAGATTTTCATGCGATACTCGAACAAATGCCAATACACTCTGTTTCTTTTTCATCATCCGTGTCATAATATGATGACAACTCCCCTCGTTCTATCCGCCCACGAAACGCCTCAAGAGTTTCATCTTTGAAGAATGAAATATCTTTACCAAGATATTCTCTCATTTCCCTCTCTACTCGTTCTCGTTCCGCATAGACTTCTGGAAGTTTCTCAAAAAGTAGTTTCCACTGTTTTTTCCCTGCACGAACACACCCCCCAGAACAGTTATTATGTAGAAATCCCAATCTGTAGAGGAGTGGTTCTTGAATGTTTGCTGCTTTTAAGAAGTCGTCAATCTGCTGTTTTGTTGTGTTCTCCTCGATGAGAGGAAAATTCAACTTAGGGTATTTTCCAGTTTTTACGGCAACAGTTTGATAAACTCCGACAATTCTGTTTGCTCTATATGGCTCATCAGCACCGATACCAAATACAAGCGTATCTCCATCTTTGTAGAACTTTTGCAGTCGTTCTGCTTTTAAGATGCGAGAGCAAAAAGGCATACGATTATTTGCCAAGGCATTGTTGTCCTGAAACAATGCCTCTGGACTTCTTCCATCCGAATCGAAAGTGATGGGGTGATTAAAGTGTTTTGAAAGGTCATCAAGGAAACGACATAGGTCTGCATGTTCCCATTTTGTATCATTGAAATACAAAATGACCTCTCCTTTTGGATACTGCTTCAATGCCCAGTCTGCGCACCAAGCCGAAGCCTTTCCGCCACTAATTGCTACTATAACACTCATGTTTTACCTCTTTAACTAATTTCTCGTTTGCATCCATAATCTTCTGCATATCCTCAACGGATATTTCTTTTTCCAAAGGCTCGAAGAAATAAACCTCCTCGTCCTCTGTCTGGAAATACTCTTTCGTTACGTTGATGACTTTCATATTTCACTCCTTAAGTATACACTATTTCTGGTTAAAAAGCAAGTGATTTTAACCGATTTCTTTTGATTTTGTTGGATTTTCATAAGCAGTTATAACCTCCCTCCATTCATATTTTTCTACATCAACTAATGGGTAGCAGTGATTCACCCCATCACTATCCTTTACCCAAATAAGAGGCCCATCGTAGCCACAACCTTCAGCACCCTCATACACGAAGAACCTCTTATCTTTCAAGAATATTTTAACGTCAACTTTCATCCTAATCCCCCCCTCCGCCTCCTCCTTTCCCAACTGGGCAAAGTTACAGTTTCAATCTTTTGTTATTAAGCCAGTATTGCATCCGTTCTATCAATTCTTGAACCTCCTCACGATTTAGGTGATGGTCTTTTCCTATCCACAACGCACTACTGCCTGGATGAAGCCAAGAGTCTTTATAATCTCCTATGGCGGATGATTCTTGAATTAACCTTTCTTCTATAGGCTCATTGGCATAGGTATCATGTGTAACAACAATAAAGCCCCTCTGTGTTTGTTTAGCCTTCATTATTTCTCCTTTCCTTCCTGTAGCTCTGTCAACTCCCTTTTTGTAGCAACGGCGAAGTGTGTTCCGCAATACCACTTTTCCCTAAACAGATATTTACCAAAAGCCCCGCAAGGATAACCCTTCCACGGCCATGATGAACGGATACCAGCACACTTTCTTTTCTTCACCAACTCCCTATCTGTCATGTCGGCTCCTTAAAAATCCTTTGTCTTTAATTTGATAATTATTCGATGCCCCTTCTTGTCAAAAAGGGTTTCTACGGTTCTGCCGACAATGCCCTCTGCCGGATGGTTTTCGCCTGTCTGTTCTGTGGCAAGCAAAGAAGAAAATCCATGTCGGACTAATTCAATTCCGTCCTCAAGGGTCATATTACCGATGAAGGGAACTGTTTTAAGTCCGAGTTTTGCGGCAACGTCACAAGTATTCTCCCAACTCAACCACCATTTATTATCAACAAGAACATCAAAGACAATGAATTGCTTTGTCTTGCTATAAGCCCCACCGCCCTTTTGGATTCCCGCACCATAACCTTCTCCATAAATCACGGCAGGGCAGTCGGGGAATATTTCTTGCAACTTTTCGGGCTTTACCATTTCATAGAGATATTTAATCAAGTCGGCGTGAAGCTGTGCCTTGTCTGTCTTGCCGCCAAAAGTCATTTTTCCGTCCTGCCAAATGATGCGGATATTTGTACCGTCAATCTTCTCCGTAAACTGCCAACTCTTGAAAATCCCATAGACAGGATTGCGAAGTCTATCAGGAAAAACCTTGAACGTCTTTTCGTCCCTTTCAAACAATGTTTCTATTTTATGATATTCCATATTCGCTCCCTCCTCCGTGGGGTTAGGCTACCACTCTATTAATAATCCAGTAACTGGTCGAGGCTTGCCCTTGCTTTCATGCCAGCACTCTCCAAGGAAAGTCGTGAGTAGCTTGCAGTCAGATTCATTCATTGTTGCCCTCCGCTATTTAGGCTGTTTCGCGTTTTCAGTGGTATCGCTTTCTGCTTGTTTAATATATCGCAATGCCGTTTCGTGACGAGTTTCGTTAGGATACTTTTTAACAACTGCGAAAATCAGCTCATTATATTTTTCCCTAAGTCTTTTTAGATGCTGTTCCTTGTTGTGCATTTCAGATACTTCGCTTAACTTATCTTTCATCACTCCTCCGTTAATCAAGTCCTACCTTGTGTCTCCATCCTTCTGTGCCGAAATAGTCCCCGCAATCGGCTTCCTTAAAAGCCTGTAGAACGGCCTGGAAGGACGTATTGACGGCTTCATTCTATAGCTCTTGTTGCAGTTCCAGGAGCTTTTCCGGTGAATACTGCTGCCCCTTCTTGTTGATAAAGTAGTGTTGACCTCGGTACTCAAAATTCAGCTTCTATTGATGGCATCACACTCCCCCTTCCGCCCTTGCTCGTCCATAATGCCTCCTGTGCTAACTATGCTTCTCTAACAGCGACTCTTGCACGTCTTCGTCGGGTGGTTCGGCTATCTTACCCAATGCAATATTGTCGGGTGTGTTCTCTGGTACGGTAAAGATAACCCTCATTCGCTTTAATCCTCGCCGTAGGTCTTCTAAAGATTTGCCCTCTGTTGCTGTCCATGATGTTGTGCCAAACATTTTCTCCGCAAGTATCACGCGGGCTTTTTTAACCTTATCCGTAGAGCCGGGCAGGTTCTTTTCATACTCGCCTTTGATTTCTTCAAGGACAATCTGTTTCTGTTCTTCAATGATTTTCCATTGTGGCTTACCCTCTTTATTGAAACGATCTTCTGAGGTGCGGGTAGTATCCACGCCGAGCTGTTCCCCGCCGATATTGAGAGCCTTAAAGTGTGGCAAGAAATTGTCAAATACGGGGTAGTCAAAAACCTCACCATTAAGCGTGTCTGTCCTGTCTTTAAGAACATACGCCCGGTGAATCCACTTGCTCCCGGCTGTGGGTTTGTGCGTCTGCTTCATTTCTTTGCTTTTGCGATCTGTCTTGCCAAGATGTTCTTTTAATTCTTCCCTGCCCTCGCTGGTGCGTTCCATTTCGATCACAAGAGAAGGTTCAAAAGCAAATTCACTTTCGACCTTCATCCGGGTAGCGGTCTTGATTAAATCCTTTGTACCATCCTCATTAAAGTCATAGTCATACTCGTATCCGGCACGCCCACAAGCGATAATGTGTATCCGTGAATTAATAAAAAGGTCTGTGTAGAGTTTCCATTCGCCCTTGATAATTGCCCAGTCTTGAAACTGCAAGCGACCTCGCCTTTGGAGCTTCTTATCATAGGCATCGCACAGATCACGCCATACGTGGGTGATGCTGTCTATAATCAAGATGGGTATGTTTTCCTTCTCACAGTCTTTAAGGGTTTCAAGCAAATCCGTGAACGACCTTGACTTCACCTGAAAGCTCTCAAACCCCTTACCCCTAAGCATCGGCAAAAGAAAGTCGCTCCCGGTTTCTGTATCGAAATAGGCTACCTTCTTATTCTTCACGGCTTCACCAATTCCGATTGCAAGAAGCGTTGCCGTATAGGTTTTACCACTTCCCGGAAACCCCAATATCCCTGCCTTAAAATATGCCATAGTACTCTCAGCTTTCTTTAATATCATTTTTAATCCTCCTCCGTGGATTCCCGTGTAAATGTTGACCCTCGAATATCCGCTTGACGATTGTCTTCGCCTTTATCGGGAATTTTAATAGATATCGCATAATCAAAAGGTCTATGACGTTGAGCCGTGTTGTTTTCATGGTTTTTTCCTTTCTTTGATAACACCAAATATTTTTAAATCTTCGTAAAGCCGTTCATATTTTTTTATGCTTGTTAGAAAAACCTTTGATGCCTCTTTTTTAACATCTTCCGGTTTTTCGTCACAAGGGATTATCTTTGCCGAACATTCGATAAAAATTACCTTATACTCATGGCCGGAATATGTAACAGACGTGTACTCTGCTTGTTTTGTATAAAAATGAAACTTCTCCGTATCAAGTGCACCAGACTTAATAAGCGATTCAATAAACCGGTGCGTGACAGCCCCATGCTACGAGAACCATAATAATAAGTAGGATAACTCGCTTCATCACTTCCCCCTTTCAAATTTACTCATGTCTGGCAACCTAACCTTTCTTGTAATGCGGTGGCTCTCAATGTCCTTCTGCTTGGCTTTGGTGCTAAACGATTTCCAAAGTGGGCATGATTCCTCTTTACCCTCGAAACAGCATAGACCTTGATCATCTTCCCTATACGTGCATTGTACGTATTCGCATGGGGTCATGGCTTCTTCCTCCACGGTAAATCTCTGATGATTGCGGCGTACTTCTTGCGGGTCTTTTCGGTATTGGCAATGTCCCATTTATAAAATGGGCTATCATCTTGCAGACAATCATCGCCATAGTCATAACACTTTGTCCAATTCACCGGACACATATCGTGGCAATTACGCCCACTTCTATTTACTAACGCACAAGCAAAACAGTTATTATTGTTCTCATAAACCTTATTGTAAGAAACCCAACCCGGCCAAGCTTCTTTATCAGAATCCCCCGTTTTCGCCAACCATCCCCACAGTTCCTTGTGCAACTTCTCCGCTTGTTTAAAGGTTAATTTCTTCATATTTGCCTCCTCACCTTGACTGGCACGTTGCCCTGAAAGTAGAAACTTCCACGTTTAACTACGTCCTTCATTAAGTAGCTCTTGTCACGCTCACGCTGTATCGAGATTACGCCGATTACCCAAAACTCAAACAGCATCAGGAACAGCACCAGCACAAGAAACGCTATCGCACTCTTTAGGTGGTCTTTCATGGCTACTCCTCCTCGTCTTCTGCTTCAATTAATTCGCCGCCACAAAACGGGCAATAGTTCATGCTATTTTCTTTGGGCGTTCCATCAGTCAAAATAAATGACTCGCCGCAAGAGGCATCCCAGTAAGTGTCTGGACAAAGACTTTCACTTCTTTTCCACGTGCATTTTTCTAATGGCATATCTTCCCCCTCCTCCTCATCCGCACACGCCGCATCGTTAGGCGGCCTTCGCCTTGTCAGGTCAAGCTTGCAATTACCCGTCCATGAGTGTTGATATGGACAGCGTAAAGAACCGCACATTGATCCTCCTGTAGGGCGAGTGCCGGTAACTTCTATCGGCGTGTATTAAGGCGTCTGCTGTGGGTGCACTCTCTGACGTGGGTTCCTGCACAGCCTCTTTCCACCGTTTATTTCCTAACACCCGCCCCATGCTAAAGTGAATACTAAAAATAAACAGACTATTAAGGGTAAATACATTTTGCCTCTGGTTCCCAACCTGCCTACAGGACGATTCAGGGTTTTTAGATCGTCAGCCTTATTCGATTCAACGGTGGCTAAGTTCGGTGGCTTTTGCCTCCGCTTGCCTATGAACATGAACGGCGGCTTTCGGCTTTTGAAGGGATTATAAAACAGGTTGAAAACAAATGTCAAGGTTTATTTTTCAGAAATGTAAATATATTTTCCCCTTGACTTCTTTCACAAATGTATGCAACAATGTTGCCATGAGAGAAAAATACCTTAAAAAACTGAAGGCAGATGTTAGGCGAAAAAGCATATATAACATGGCTTATATCCTTGATATTACTTATATTACATTGTGGCGAATTGTCAATGACAAATCACCTGGTAGCGTCAAGGTATGGGACAAAATCTATAGGCATTATGGATTATGACCAACAAAGACCGTCAAGAGAAGTACAGGCAACGCAACGATCCGAGGCTACCGGGAGTAATGGTTGAATGTCGGTGTCCCACCTGTAAGAAGATGCACCTTGTTGAATACGGACTGCCACAGAAAATCACGCCGAGTATCTACTGCAAAGACCACGAACATAACAGGAGCAGGTTTGACCCCCAGTATGACACGGGGCTGAATAAGCGGGATTTTGAGGACTGGACATGAACTTTTATAAGACAGTAACCATTAGGGGTAATCCTATTGCTAAGAAACGGCCTCGCTTTGTGCGTAGGGGTAAGTTTGTAGGCACGTATAATTGTCAGGAAACGGAAGAAGGTAAATTCAAGTGGGAACTCTTGTCTCAGATAGGAGAGATGAAACCTCTTGAAGTTCCGATCCGGCTTACGTGCCGCTTTTTTATGCCCATACCCGCAAGCATTTCAAATAAGAAACGTGCCTTATATGAAGGCTGTGCTGTTGCCCACACAAAGAAGCCCGACCTTGATAACCTGATTAAGTTTGTTAAAGACTGTGGAAACGGCGTTCTCTGGAAGGACGATTCACAGATAATTTCTATAACCGCATCAAAGGCATATCATCCAAGTCCGGCAACAGAGATACGGATAGACTGGTGATATGAAGCGCAAGGAGTTTCTCGATAGGCTGAAGAGGGAGAAGGGGGAAGAATTAAGTTCCCGTGAACGATGGCGACAGAATCAGATCAGGCAAGGGCTGTGTACGGATTGCACACAGCAGGCGGAGTATGGGCGGTTAAGATGCCCCTACCACATGGATTATCAGCGTAGGGCTACGGCAAGCAGAATTAAGGCGTACACGGAGAAACTACGAAAAGAGAGAAGGTGTACCAGATGTGCGACACCGTTGATAGAGGAGGAGCGGATCAGTTGCTCGATGTGCAAACCTTCAATGCGACCAAATAAAATTATGGGGGATTACAATGCAAATAATAAACGTAAACGCACCGCCTGATTGTAATTACTATCTTTGGGGCGATTCACATGAAGGCAATGTTGCACAAGCTGACGGCGAAGTGGACAAACTTATTCTCACAATCCAAAACGACCCCATTGGCAGAACAAGCACTATGGGCGATTTGCTTGAAGCCTTCTGGCTTGACGATCCCCGCTACGACATAGAAACAACCAAAGACCCGCCATTAAAACAAAAAAATCAAATGAAGGACAAGCTCTCCTGCATACAGTCAAAGATAGATACAATGCTGATGGGCAATCATTGCAGAAAGCTATTAAACAAAGTCGGCAACATTATGGAGGACTTGTGTAATGACCTTAAAATCCAATACGGCACATATACGGCCAAAATTGAATTTTCAGACGGGTACAAATTCTATATTACTCACGGTAGTCGCCCCATCAACAGCATCTCTCCTGACCCTATCCGCCGTCAGGCCTATATGGAATTTATCCTTAAAAGACACCTTGAAGATAAAGCGGGCGACTGTGTTGTTATGGCAAAAGGACACGCACATAAGCTTCTCGTATCCTCTCCATTACCACAGCTTTACCTTACTACAAAAAAAGGCAAGATAAGGAAAAACTACACAAAGCCGGGAAGTGGCAAAGACCCCTTCATACCACCCGAAAACAGATACTATTGTTGCACAGGGAGCTTCCTGAGAAGCCAGATGGTGGGAGTTTCAACCTATTCGGAAATGGCGGAGTATGCACCAATTGAAATTGGCTATATCTTAATCGAAATCAGGGACAAGAAAGTGGCAAACGTAAAGAAGGTGGTTGTTTAATTCCCCTAAATGGTTTGACAGACCATCTGAGAGAAATAGAATATTACCGAACGGGTATAATTTACAACAATCCTTGTATTTTTTACAACATTATTACCGATGGGGAATGACAATGGACTGGCTCTTGGTGTTCACGAGGGGTTGACATGTGGCTATCTACAATAACAAAGGGCGCGTACATGCTCTGTCAAACGTGTGGTCAATGGTTCTGGCCTGACGAAATAGGAGAACTTGAATGTATAATCTGTTGGGAAGGCAGAATAGCGAAAGTATAAGACCAGAAGATAGCGATTGTCCACGGCTCGATGTGGACGGATACGATACGGACGACAGAATAAACGAAGACAGGGATGATGCACATGACATTTCGGGGGATGCATAACTAACACTTAGGAGGGGTGATGAAATGTCGGTAAATGTATTTATCGGAAACATAGGGAGCGGTAAGTCCATTTTAGCAAAGAAAATGGCATTTTGGGGTAATGTTGTTTTTAATATGGATGCTTTTCAACAGATGATTGCGGGTGGGGAATACGGGGCTTATGACCCCGCGAAAAAAGAGATTTATCAAGAAGCCGAAAACCTCACCATTCGCAAGGCTCTTGAAGCGGGTCTTTCTGTCGTCATAGACCGTACGAACATGGACAGAAAAAGAAGGAAGCGATTTATTGATATTGGCAAAGAATATGGGGCAAAAATTGCCGCTTATGATTGGGGTTCCGGCACAGAAAAAAACCTGATAAACAGGCTCAAAAATCCACGTGGCATACCCGACGAACAATGGCAAAGCGTGTGGGCAATGATGAAACAATCTTATGAACCGCCAACAACAGAGGAGGGTTTTACAGAAATCATTGAACCGCCCACAAAGTTTAGGTTTCACGCTTTTGATTTTGACGGGACTATTGTTGAAAACAAATTCCCCGAAATCGGAGAAATCCTCTCTGGCAAAGCCGACGAATTAAACCGCCTCTATGAAGACTTGTCAAATATCATTATTGTCTGGACTTGCAGGGGCGAAGACTACACAAATCAAATGCGGCAATTTCTAATTAAAAACAGATTGCCCTTTGATTTCATCAACGAGAATCCGCTTTTCGATACAGGCTCACGCAAGATATTTGCCCACAAATACTATGATGACAGGAACGCCCCATGACCCTTCCATCTAACGACAAGCAGGTGCCGAGCTTCGGGAAAAGGAGGAAATAATGGGAGAATGTGGTTGCGGAGAAATGATACCGCACAAGGTATTTAAGATTGGTAATAGGATTTTGGCAGTTGAAATCTATCGAGGCTGTCAAGATTGTTGCACAGGTATAACCGTTACTCTTAACTTGTTCACTAAGAAAGAGTGGAAAACGTGGGACATAGAACCCGATGCCGAGTTTAAGGTAGACGAACACGGATATGCCCAAATTGCTTTTCCAATTATCGAACAAGAAGACCTCGTTGCAGTTGCAAAAAGCGAAGAATATCAAAACATCTTTGATGGGGAAAATGGATACGAGAACCTTGAAGATTTTTTCCATGATGAAGGACTAAGAATATTACAGGAGGCGGTGGAACACTGTCAATTAAGGCAAAAAGGATACACGCCATAATCCCATCGAATGACCCGACTTGCTGTAGCAACATTGAGCCGAGCTTCGACATATCGCACCTCTCCATACAAGAGAAGGCTATCGTGTGTGACCGTATTTTGCAATATCTCTGGACTGAAAACGATGTGAGAAAATGGTTTCCGAAACGGGGGGAGAATGAAAGTATATTTAGCGGCTCGATATAGTAGGCGTGAGGAACTTTGCGTTTATCGTAAAATACTTCAATCTTTGGGTTATACCGTACAGGCTCGGTGGTTAGATGGTAAACATCAGATCACAAGCGAGGGCGTGCCGATAGGTGATAACGGCGAAGCACTTATTGAAGCTGAACACAGTATCGGAAACAACGAACTTCGCGCCAAATTTGCCCAGGACGATTGGGAAGACGTAACGGGTGCGGATATTGTCATAAACTTTACAGAGCCGCCACGATCAAACCATAGTCGCGGAGGTAGGCACGTTGAATACGGCATAGCCCTTGCCCTGCAAAAGCGTACCTTCGTCGTCGGCTACCGTGAAAACCTTTTTCATTGGCTACCCACTGTTGATTTTTACAAAACCTTCAGCGAGGTGCTTGAGCGTCTTACGAGGATGACGGAGTAATGCAAAATAATCTGTTGACAGGGCGAATGAAAGTGGTAGGATGAGGTATCAGGTGGGAGGCACGCCCGTGATAGAATCTGTAAAATTTGATAAAAAGCCAATATTTAAACGCCTTGTGAGGTTTTGCCTGTCTATCAGGAAACGTGCCACTCACAGGGCGTTTTTTATTGGCGAAGGATAGGCATGAAGTATGCGGACAAACTCAAGGATCTAAAATGGCAAAAACGTAGACTTGAAATTTTTAACCGTGATAATTGGACTTGTAGGCTGTGTAAGGAGCCAGGCAAATCAGCGGATGCTGGAAAACATTTTAGAAGATAATTATGACCCCGAATTATCAAGACATTTAGATTTAGTGCTGTGCCTGTTGGGTGTGTAGCTATGGCAAAGAATAAGCTTCTTGAAGCGGCATTGACGTATGAAGAAATGGGTTTTTCTGTTATTCCCATAATCCCCGGTCAAAAGAAACCGATGGTCAAATGGGAATCATTCCAAAAGCAACGGGCAACAAGACCACAAATTATTTCCTGGTGGTCTGCAACACCAGATGCAAACATTGGAATTGTTACGGGCGAAATATCGGATCTGTTTGTAGTAGATATAGACACAGAGGAAGGACAACAAAACCTTCTACAATACGGATTTGATAATGCCAGCACACCGATCGTTAAAACTCCCCGGGGCGGCCAGCATCTATATTTCAAATATCCAAAGGGCAGAAACATAACCATCGGAGCCGGAAAAATTAAGGGTACAGATTTCCGGGGCAATGGTGGTTATGTCCTCGCCCCCCCATCAAAGAACGGTGAGGGCAAACCGTATCAATGGATCGTAGATTTGAGCCATGAACGGAGCCTCGCCATGCCAGAGGCTTATCTTAAAATAATAAGTACATTATATATAGGCAATGTAGACAAGACAAAAGACGATAGTCTACAAGTGTCTACAGAGTCTACAAATGTCTACAATGAAAATATATGGGAAGTGGGCAAAAGGGACGATAGTTTATTTAGATTAGCCTATACTTTAGCATTAGGTAAATGCACAAAAGAATATGCCTTTCAAGTGCTTATCTCTATAACTGAATCATGGGGAGAGCATGATGAGAAATGGATCCAAGACAAAATCGAGAGCGCATGGAAGAGGGCAAAATCTAAAGAACGGAACCTAATGCAAGACATCAGGGATGACATTGTGTCTACAAGCGGCGTGTTTTTGTCTACAGAACAGGCAAAACGTCTACAACTGTCTACAAGAGAAGAGTTGAAGAACCAATCTATCTGTTTGAAGCGTGCTGTTA